ATGAGCAACGTAAAACAAAAAAATGAAATTCGAGAAAGTCAAATTCGTGAATTGTTAAATAAAGTTGAGAGAAGAAACTTCGGGAAATATCTCAAAAGGGTAAAAATAAATAAAGCAAGAGCATTTGAAAATCAGATTGTAGAATTTGATTTTCCTGTTACTGCACTTATAGGAACAAATGGCGGCGGCAAAACTACAATTCTCGGGGCATCTGCTATTGCTTATAAAAACATAAAGCCGCGAGTGTTTTTTCCAAAAAGCTCTATCGGTGATAATTCCATGTCGAACTGGAGCATGACATACGAGCTGATTGATAAAGAAAAAAATCCAACACAAGTAATTTCTCGAACAGCAAAATTCAAGAACTCAAGATGGGACAGAAACGATGTTCTAGACCGTAACGTGCTCCATTTTGGTATAATGAGAACTGTGCCGGCAAGCGAAAGAACCGAGTTCCAACGATTGGGCCGCGCGAATTATAAATTCAAAGGCCAACCATCATCTCTTGAAGAAGAGGTAAAAACACAGGTAGAAAAAATTCTTGGGAAAGACGTATCGCTTTTTCAGCGTGCCACAATAGATAATAAGCAAACATTTTATATTGGGGGGAACTCAAAGGCCAGTTACTCTGAATTTCATTTTGGAGCTGGTGAATCCTCTATCATCCGCATGGTTTCTGAAATTGAAGCTGCCGAAAAAAACACCCTTGTTCTTATTGAAGAGATTGAAAATGGCCTTCATCCTGTAGCCGTTAAGAGAATGGTTGAATACTTAATTGATGTTGCATCAAGAAAATCAATTCAAACCATCTTTACTACGCATTCAGAAGATGCATTAAGTCCATTACCAGACAGGGCTATATGGTCTGCAATTGATGGACATGCTCGGCAAGGGCATATTTCAATCGCCTCTTTGCGTGCCATTACTGGAAGAATTGACGAAAGAGCCGCCATTTTTGTCGAAGATCATTTTGCAAAAATGTGGGTTGAAGCTTTGTTGCGCTACACTGTCCCTGAAAAATTCGATGAAATTGGAGTATATTTAGTTAGTGGAGATTCTAAAGCTCTTCAAATACATACAGCTCACAGGCAAAACCCTGCCGTGAACGAAAAGCTTTTGTCTATTTGTGTTTTAGATGGAGATAGCCCGCAAGAAGAAAACTGGGATTCTGGAGTGTTTAAACTTCCCGGGAATATGCCTGAATCTGAGGTTTTTGACTATGTAAGAAAAAATATTAGCACGTTAGCTATGAGGCTAGCCGTTGGCATGCATCTGCCAACAAAAGATGATGCCCTTGTAGCTATGGTCGTAGAGGAAGTAGGTAGAACCAATAGAGACCCCCATGTTATTTTCTCGCAAATAGGCGGGAAATGTAGACTAATACCAACGGATACTGTAGCATCTGCTTTTATTAGTCTCTGGATACATGAAAACACAACCCACGTGAATAGATTTAAACAATTCATAAACTCTATTATGACTTCTGCAGATGAAATATAAACCAAAACTCACTCATAATTACCGTAAAACTCTAAATCTTACATCTCTAACTAAAAGAAGGCGGCCCAAAGGCCGCCTCTCCCTCAAGCCAAAGCCGTCCGCTCCACGCCAGCCCGATCCTCTTCCTCAAGATCGGTCCAAAGCTGCATCAGCGCTTTCCCCATAGTGAGCATGATCTCCCGGCGCCTATTGCGGCCAACGCGGAATGAGCCGTCTCCTCCCGGGAGTGCCATCTGCATGTTCAGCAGCGCCATAGATAGGCCCATTGCGTTCATTCTTCCCTTCGAAGCATTCTGGGCTTTTAGTCGGGCACTAATGTCCTGCATGATCTGAAGGTTTGTTCGCTCATCATTCTGCAGGTCAAAACCAGCCGCGGCTTTATCAAACACACCAGCGTTGCCACCCCCGAAAGGGTGGCTGGCCTTTACGGCGCTTACGCTGGTGTTGGGACGAAAGGGCGCAGTTCCTCGACTATCGAAGGATACCAAACCCAAGGCTGCACAGTTCCCGCGGAATGCGCCTTTGCCTTATCTTCGTAACGCCCAAAAGGCATTCCTTTATTGGTAGGCTTCCAAACGCGCCTCTGCTTCGCATCGCGCAAACCGGTATGATACCCTTGGTCAGCAAGAAGCTGATTAACTTGGGTGTTCTTGATGCCCAGTTCTGCACCAATCTGGGTAGCGTTCATTGTGCGCTCTTGAACAGCTAATGGCTGTGGTTGCCATCCCAGCTCCTTCGGAAGATCAATACCCATTTTCTCTTTAACGGTGGAGACCGCTTTTAATCGCGCTTGCGTCAGGTCCATTCCTTGGCGTTTATTGAAGGCCAGAGCCGAGCCATGCAGGGCGATAGCTTTGCGAAGACGAGTAACGTGGTCGAGCGGCTTGGGTGGTAGATGCGATGCCCCGCCCGCTATCGCTTCCATTTTCTCACGGGCGGCTTGGTTGACCCATGCGTGAAATTCGGGGCTCAGCTTTTTTGCATAGGCGAAAGCCACCTGCCAGTAAGCCCATGTCCCGCCGCCTTTCCCGGGCTTGGATTTTATAACATGGGAAATTCCCATGTTTTGAGTTTCGCTGATAAACTCTATAAACTTTTCACCATCAACAGAACGCTGCCACTCCGATGGGGAGCTGGACACCGGCTCTCCTGCTGCCTTCCACATATCTGTCAGGCAAAGCATTTCACCAAGAAAGTTGATGGGGTGCTCATTGTAGGTGATGACACCTTTCTGGAGAGCGCTCATGCTGCATCTCCTTCGCCACGAAGAGACGGGAAAGTCTTTAGCAATAAATCGCGAGGCTTCCCTGAATAGATAAGCTCATGCCGCAGATCATCCTCATCAATGGTTCCTATAATGCCAGAGGCAATATCACTGACCTTCTCCGCATCACCGGCGGATTGAAGTATTTCTGAGGCGTTCTCGCGAACGCAAATAAGTATGACCTCTTGATCTACGCAAAGGGATAGAAGCTGATCTCGCGTTAAATGAGACAATTCCTCCTGAATCGTTGGCTCACTATTATTAAAGATCGTCTTTGCCCCAGCGGGCGCATGTATGCTATCATTCGTCATAGCGAATATATCCTATTCGTTCGTGATTGAGGCGTCAGGTTTGCTTCCTACGGCTGGGCCTGACGCCTTTTCTTTTTCCATAATCTCCGAAAGCAGAAAGTTTATCTGCCCTGATATGGACCGATGACTTTCCCGCGCCCCATTTTCTAGCCATATCTTTACTTCTGGAAGGAGGCGTAATTTGAACTGTGGGTAAGTGTGTTTCACATGCCTTTTCCTGTGGTTTATTAATGAACCACAAAACATAAACCACATCGAATCACTGGACGCAACAAAAAAAGTGGTTCACTCATAAACCATGAGTAGAACTGACCCACAAATGAAGCTGCGCCTACCTCTTGAGATTAAGAATGAGATTGAGCGTATTGCTAAAACTAACGGACGCTCAATGAACGCGGAGATTGTCCGGCGTCTTGAGTGGGTGCTCAAGGATGGGCGCAGTTGGTATGATGTTGATGGTCCAGATTATCCAGACAGACTGAAGCGTGAAAATCCTCCCGCTGCAAATCTGCAAAATGGTTCCACATATTCCTCAGGCGATTTCCCTGATGATGGGTCAGAGCTATCGCCAGAACAAATCGAATGGCTTTCCTTATGGCACGACATGAACGAGAAACAGCGCCGTATGGCTTTAGCTATGATCCAAGCAGCTATTGATTCTGATCGACCTTGAATCCCCAAAAACAGAAACCCAGCCCCTCATTTGTACGATTTGGCGGACTCTGGAAGGTACTGGCACGTTGCTCCGGTAAGGAGAGAAGTATGACCAAACCAACGATTTTTATTAGCCACATCACCGCAGAAAAAGAAATTGCAATTCTATTTAAGAACGAAATAGAAAAATCATTTCTTGGAATGGTTAATGTATTTGTATCTTCTGATGCAGGAAGCATCCAAATAGGATCAAATTGGCTTGATGATATCACAAGCGGATTGAGGGAGTGCAAAGCCATGTTGTTGTTTTGCAGTCCAGATAGCATCCAAAAACCATGGATAAATTTTGAATGTGGGGCAGGATGGGGGCGTGCTATTGATATAGTGCCGGTTTGTCATTCAGGATTAAGGCCTGTAGACCTCCCATTACCGATGAGCCTTCTGCAAGGACTTGAAGCATCCAATCCTGAAAAAATTCAACACGTTTTTGATTTAATATCTCAGAAAATTAATTGCACCTCCCCGACAGTTAATGTCCTCGAACTTGCTGAAAAAATTCAAGAATTTGAGAAAAGTTATAATATTAGCCGAAAAATAGTATTGAATTTATTGGAGATACAAAAAACAGAACCTGGTTTCATTGAACTTTTGAAAAAATTACATCCTAATTCTCTTACTCCTTTATTCAATGTCCCTCAGATGAATTTTATTAGAGTAAAAACCTCGTTCGATAACCTACAAAAAGAGTCGAATATTCAATATTCAGCCAACGTAGCATCAATTACCTTTGGAGGGAACTCTCAAGGTGCTTTGATGACTATCAATATCTCCATAACACAAGAAGTTTTTGATGCGCTGAAAACGTTAAGTTAGCGATACGTATGTTTTTGGCAGATAAAATTTTTGTTTGTTTTGAATCTTCCGGATATGGGGTGCTCTCCCCGCACCAGCAAACTCTACGGGAAGGGAGATTCGGATGAAAAGATCGATATTTAAGCGGTTACTGGCTGGGGCTTTTGTTGCGTCATTATTCGCCACCCCAGCTCTCGCATTTGATCCATCGACATATCAAGACCAGCAGACACAAACTGCGCCATACCAATACCAAAAGCCCGATGAAAACCAGCTAGAAGAACACCGCCACTACAGAAACGTAGACGGTCGCACGATCCATTCCCCTGCGCACACTCGCAACGAGCAAGCCCCATCAGGAGCCACAGCAAAGTGCGGCGATGGCACGTTCAGCTTTAGCCAGCACCATCGGGGTACTTGTTCACGGCATGGGGGTGTGGTGAGTTGGTTGTAAGATATTCTCTTTAGACTTGGTGTATAATGCGCAAATTCTACATTTTACTCTTTTTGGGTTTATTTTCCCCTTGTGCGGCAGCTTTTGCTCAAGATGCAAACACTCCTCTGCTTACGAGTTGGGGAGTCACATTTTCAGAAAATGCCGCGCCAAACTGCGCTGTGACGACATCTATCGACCAGCCAACTTTCGCCGCTCATGTTCAGGATATGGTTGATGCTGATATTTTTAGCAAAAAAGTCAGCCCGACATTAGGAAATGTCGCCCCTCATTACCTTATGAATATTTTTGAGGCGGAAACTGCTCCTTACATCGTGAAAGGATTCTTTGACAGAAATCCTACAATTGATCAGTGTACGTTTGTTTTTCAGTATGTAAATCCAGATGATTACGGGAATAATGCTACCTATCCAATGGTATCATTTGATTTCACCCGCGCCCTTTACCAAAAAGTGAACTGGCCGCGCTTTAATGAAGATAACTTACGGAAGATTGCGCCCAACTTTAAAGGAGACGCGCATTTCGGAGCGCTACTTAACGATGAAACATTTCCGGCCCTGATGATGTTAAAGAGCAACGAATAAATATCACCCCCCCTACTAATAGCGCCGCTACCCAATGATTTTCTTTAACATTGCAAAGAGAGCCATTGGGTTGGCGTTTTAACACACAAATCAATGCCCCCACGGCACCCCCGGCACCCTTGGCGTGGAGAGCGGGTCTGGCATAGCGTTACTCGCCCGCATTTCGCGGTCAAAGGTCCGCTGTATCTCCTTCATCACATACGTTTGGGTGTTATCGGCAATCTTCTCCCCGTCCAGATAAACAGGAGAATTTACTGTAACGTGAGTAGGCTGCTGTTGTGTGCGCATTTGCACGGGTGGCGTCCATAACCCTGTTGGAGTTACGTTTAATTTACGCCCCATGCGCAGATCAAAATCGTAAATACTTCCCGTGCCAGCCCCTAAAATCGCGCCGCCAACAGCACCTACCGCTGTCCCTACTCCCGGAATAAAAGAACCTGCCGCAGCGCCTGTCGCTGCCCCAGCCGCGCCAGATTCAATTAGGTGCCTCGCCCACCCCGGCAAGGTATCCATAACCTTCCCAATCATACCGCCGATACTCGTGACCACCTTCAGCAACATATAAACATCATTGGCAAACATACGGATATCGTCAGGATGTTTCTCAGCGAAGTCTGCCATGCCGTTAAAGGTTTGGGTCAGCAGATTGATGGACTTCACAAACGGTCCCTGAGTAATACGGCCTATCGTAAACTCTAGGCGTTCAATAGAGGTATCCATTGCCAACTGAGCAGCTTTCGGACCTTTTGCTAGGGCATCCAGTGCATCTTGAACATTTGTACGTCTCGCCATAGCAGCACCTTTGGCCACATTGTCTTCGGCACCATATGTTTCGTTCACAAGATCCTGTACATTCATGCGCTGAAAATGCCCCGTCATTTCGTGATGCTTTTTCAGAAGCGGGACAATGTGCGCCGTAATCCATCCAATCGGATCTTCGGCAAGCGTTTGCTGATCAACAAACTGACCGTTACGGCCAACTAATCCGAACTTTTTTTGGCTAAAATACGCAAAATCCTTCTTCGTCATGCGGGAATGATCACCTAAGAACAGATCATCAAAGGATTTAATAGCAGTAGAAGCGCGTCCCGGGTTAATATCGATGAAATGGGAAAAATTCAACATACCCTCATCAGACATACGCATACCTTCTGCGCCCGCTGATTTGGCAAATGTCTGAAAGTTCTTCCCGCTCATAAACTGCTGATTGGCAAGAATCATCGCCAGCGCCGTATTGGTGGTGCTTTTAGCTCTCTGAATGTCAAACTGACCATTCTTTGGGTTGAAAAAGTGATTTGTTATTTCTTGCGCGCGCACCAGAGCCGTAGCTTGCGAGACAGCTTCATTATGATCCTTCCCTGTAAGCAGAAAGGTTTTGTCCACATCATTTAGAAGCCGCATAATGTACGGCTGCTCTTCCATATTGCCGCCAGATACTTCGTAAGATTCCTTAACAAGCCTAGCTGCATCAGTAGCCGTCAAAAACGGGTTAGACCGCATTGCTTCCTGCACGCTGGCTTGTAGCGCCCCCATATTCTGCGCGGCCACAGGGTCGCCACTCATCCCCCGGAATGTCTGGTCATACCCGGCTGCCTGATCAAACCCACTGGCGGCAAAGTGCGCTACACTGTGAACGCCCTCGTAAGCTGCTAGAGGACCCACCCAATGCGGCAGACGTGCTGCGGCTGCCATGGTTGCGCCACGCTCGGCCATGTTTGCGGCAGGTGAGCCAGAAGGCGCGTTAGAAATCGGCTTCCACGGCCCGTAGGTCTGGTTCCCGCCCATCCACTTGCCATCCATGCGCAAGTTTCCCGGATACGGGATAAGGGCAGTCCCCGGGACAGGCTCACTCTGCGTCCAGTTTGGCCGATAATCAGCAGGATTTTCAACGCGACGAAAGTTAGGGGTATTCCCCATACTATCGCCCTGCTCCGGCAGTGGAATAAGCGCAGTTCCGGTCTGTGGAGGCGGCAATAGCGGAACAGGAGCGCCCGGCACATTCATAGCCGCAGCAGAATACGGAGAAACGTAAGAGCCCCCGGCATCTGTAATGGGAGTGGCTGATGGCGGAACGGGAGATGTCGCGCGCGCGCGACCAGTCGGCACAGGGGATACGAAGGGCGCAAAGCCTCCAGCGCCCTCGCCAGATTGCGGAGCAACAGGCGCACGAAACTTAGTGGAAGCCACAGCAATCGTGCGCGCTGCCCGTGCTGCACGCTCCATATCAGAGGCCATACCAGCGGTTAGTCGCCGCGCGCCGCCCAGAGACGAAACCATGTTGTTGAAGCCCATCTGGGCATCTTTCTGGGCAGTCGCCAGACGCTCCAGAGCGCGGATCATTTCGCCAACAGGGCCGACAACCTGTGTGGCATCAGCGACTAGCGAAACGCCGATTTTATAGGCTTCAACAGTCATGATTCTTTCCTACTGGAGAGCGTCCAGAGTCTCATTTTTTGGGGGATTGTACAAGAAAAAGGCGGCCCAAAGGCCGCCCCCCCTCACGCCAAAGCCTTCCGCCCTACGCCAGCCATTTTACTCATCCCCTTCCCGCTGGTTAGGCAGAGGCAGCCCACACATCGCACGAACAGCAAGCGCGCCAATACGCCGCACGATCTTGTGCTCATTCCTAAAGGCCGCAACGGAAAGCTCTGGGCGTGGGGGCTGATAGTTTTTCTGCTCCATGCGGCCGAGTTCAAACACTACGGCCTTGATGTCGTCAGAACCGATAGAAGCATGCACCACAGGACCGGCCTCGGATATACGTACGCCGTAGCTCTCACGCATATCGCCGGTTCGCAACCCCGGATCATCCGGCGTAAATCCCAACCTGATACGCTCGTCTATAGTGCTGTCTGCCAGTGGAGCGGTTGGCAAACCGGGTTCAGGCCCATCCAAGTAATGCCCGATCTGCTCTTTCGTATCGCGCTCAATAAGGGCAGCGCCCTCTTCCACGCCACGATGAACGGCCACATCAACCGCAAGCCCCCTTGCCGCCAGATGGCTTATGAACCCCTCAATGGTCTTAAACTGCCGCGCCATCTGGCACCTCAATGAACATCATGGCATCCCAATCGAACGTTTCTCCACGCATCTCGCGTAGAGCTACGCAGGCGGCCAACCTGCGCTTATCGCTCCATTTCCCGCAAACTTCCCACGGCACCCCATTCTGAACGAGAAACAGCATTTCCCTAAAAATGGGGTGCTCGCTCAGTTTTTTACTGCGGCCTTTTCATCGGCAGAACTGGCGTCTTTTTTACCGTAAAAAATCGGCATCAGCGCAGCTACGCCATCATTGCCGATATCGTTGGCCAGTTCCTTCACTTCGTCTTTCGTAATCGGCATCTGCACAGGCACACCATCAATAGCCGTCACAGAGCAGACCATCTGCGCATACCCCAGCCACGCACCGGCAGACTGTGAACTCATGGCAGAGCCTGCGGCTTCAATCAGATCCAGCATACTGCCCGGATCAATTTCTTTCAGGGAAAGAGTTTTACCTGCTGCCGTTTTAACTTCTGCTGGAATGCTCATGAAATTTTAGTCCGAATTGGAGAGAAGAAGCTGAGGGTCTGGTAAACAATCCCCTCTTTTTGCCATGTGCCGCCCGCTGAAAGCGAAAGCCCTACCTGGCTGAACTGCCATTTGGACGTGCTGCCGTCTGGCTCGCTGATATACTGGTAAATGGTGCCGGAATTGATCGTACCAGCAGACCAGAATCCTTCTTCAATGGCCGCAATCAAATCATCAACAGCGCGATTAGCACGGGCAATCGTAAAGCTTCCGCGCCAACCATTCGGTGTTGCAAATTCAATCGGCGTGCTGTTGAGCGGATCTGCACGCTGTGTTGTAGTTTCCTGATTGGCGGTAAAACCGGTCACGTCCCGCAGATCAATGCGGGTGCCTGCCCAAAGGAGGGTAAGCCGACAGTTCCGGCCAATGCTGTATGGGTTGGTAGCCATTTCTTAGCCCCCAGAAGCCACAGTGACAGTCACACCCTGACCGCCCTGCAAGTTGACGATGAAGTAGCGCAGGATGCCCATGTATTTGACCTTCACATCGGCCTGCACATAACCAAGGGCTGTACGGCTATCTGGGTTGTTGCTGGTGTCGCACACGACCGAATAGGGAGTGCTACCGTCCGTGCTGCCAAGAACACCTTCGGTCAGCATATTGGCTAGGAAACCCAGCAGCGTAGCTTCAATGTTGGTGAACAGATCGGCATTAATCGTCTGGCCGATATAGGAACCCATCCCTGTGGCAAATGTCTCTGCCAGATAGTTCGTCAGGCGTGTGTAATTATCGCCATTTACTGCTGCGGATGTGGAGCAATTGATGCCACCACGCACAGCCCAATAGTTCCCGCCTGGTGCTGGATAACAGATCACATCAATCCCGGCTTCAAACAAGGCTGACAACTCTGCATCAGAATAGGAAAGCAGCGTGCCAGAACTTGTCAAACCTGCCTTCTGGCTACCGATGATCCCGTAAAGCTGCTTGTTCAGCGTTGACTGTTCGGGAGAAAGAGCTGCCAGCAGCCCTGCTGCAAATGCAGCGGGAGATACCAGCATATTGCCGTTGGTATCATCATCCCACCAGATCCAGTCACCATGCATCACCTTCATGGCGTAACTGTCGGCACCCGCTCCGGAAAGCGCAGAAGTGGCGGCAGAAACACTCGTGCCAGATGGTAAGGCTGCAATCATATACAGCCCCTCACCCAGCCCGAAATCAATCTGTGCAGAGAACGAGGTTGTATCGGACAACCCGCACAGCAACCCAATGGCGCAACCCTGATTACGCAGCGCATACATGCCCGTGCGGGATGTGCCGTCTGTGCCGATGAAGGCTGTTTCTGCAGAAGTGCCGCCGTCTGCACCGCCCGCCAGCGTGACATTGCCAGCAGCAAGGGTCGTGCCGCCTGTAACGACAACCAGAGCCGATGCATCGGCATTGACTGCCGCAATAATATCGGCCCACGTCGTGCCCTGATACGTGCTCGTTCCCAGCACGCTATGCGTCACAGTCAATGTCCACATAGCCGCGTTAAGCGTGCCCTGAGACAGCGTGGCAGTAACCGCGTTTCCTGCTGTGCCGGTATAGACTGCCGTGATCGTAGCGCCTGAAATCGTGCCGGTGGCAGCCTTATCTGTCCCATCGGTCACACGCACACAACGGAAGTCAGAAGCACCCTGATACACGCAGATATTGACGTTTACGCCCATATCTGTCGCCAGCGCCTGCTTAGCACCAAACACGAGCAGATAATCAGGCATGCCGCCAACCACGACTGGCGTATTAACCGGCCCCCATGAGGATGTGCCAACAACACCAATGCGGCTGGATGAAACGCCGTTCAGAAGCGTTACAGGCGCTTGGATCTGCACATACACATTCGGAACGGTAAGGGACGTGGTATTCAGCGCTCCCTGTTGGTAAATTTTCGCCATCACACGCCTCCAACGGGCACAGCAAAGCGCCGAATGTCTGCGCCGTGCTTCTTGATTTCATCGGGGTCTGAAATGGTCGCACCTACCGCATAGCCATATCCGGGCTGCGTCACGCGATAGAGCACGCTTCCCTGTGCCTGTGCGGTAAGCGCAACGGCAGCTTTCGCACTCGCCTGAGCGGGTGCGCTTCCCTGTGTATCCGTCATATTGTCTCGCTGATTTAAGCCGGTTGTCCGGCAAGATTGGTGGCCGCGTCCTGTAGGACAACATCGCCAGCCTGATTAAGCATGAGGCCCGCGTAGGGCTGCTCAACCGCAAACACGAGGTTCCCGGCGGCATCTTTGTAGAACGTTGCCATATCGTCAGTGCTGATTGCTCCGACATTACCTGGCACATCGCCAAACGTATGAAGCGCCACGCCAACATGGGTGACTGTATGGGCAAGCCCAACACCAAACATCATCTGCGCTGCTGTCTGGGTATTGAGTGTGTCGAACGTGATCTTAAAACGGAAGTCACGCCGATAAACGCCGCTGGTCTGCATGGCGTCTACATCATTGGCCCCGGCAAACAGCATCAGGGCATTTTGCCCATCCAGTGTGGGTAACCATGACTGCGCAGAAAGCGCCGCGTCCAATGCGCTCCCTAAATTATCACGCGCATTCCCGCCATTTGTGAAAATGGAGACAGTGAAAAGCTGCTCCTGCCTGCGTGTTACGCGCGTGATCTGTCCATATCCTGCGGTAGCCGCTTCCACCAGAGCCGCATTCGGCACAATCACCGTGGCTCCGCTGGTGTAGGCTCCATCAATCAGGCCTGCCAGCGATGGCGCGATAAGCTCCGGGGTATCATCTGATTGCACCGCATATGCCACGCTTGTTTTGTCGGGTATCAGGCCGCTTCGATCTGGAATGACGCGCAACCCTACAACGCCACTGGGCGTAGCCCCGTCTGCAATACTGACAGTGGCCTGATTGCCAGAGGCTGTGAGCGTAACGGTGCAAGGGCTGATTGCACCTTCGCGCCATGGCCAGCCAAGAGGCTCGGCAATCTGGCGGTAAGCCGTTGAATAAGCCGTCACCCCCACATAGTCGATGCCATTCTTGATACTGCATGCGCCTGTGTAATCAGCATTGTTCAGCCATCCACGCCGCACAATCGTACGCCTGCCAGTCAACGGCGAAACACCGGCACCAATACCGTTGGGATACAGTATCTGCGCTATGGTGTAGGCCAGAGCCTTAGAAATGGTGCCAACATCAGCCATTAAATCTGGTTCACCGAAATCATGAGCCGGTTGCCATATTGCGAGGGCTCCACAGCATCAACCGTATATTCCGTGCCCATATCATCAGTAACCGTCATGTAAGGACGCGGCGTAAAGCCGGGAATAATAGGCGCAAGCATCTCAAACTGACCGGAACGCAAATTACCAGGAAGCCCGCTAGAAACACGCTCGCCCTTGTTTTTCAGGATAATGCTCACTGGCCAACCCGATGCCTCAGCAGATCCGGAACCGTCAGTAGATTGACCGTTATATCCATCCTGATAACCGGCAAGATTACAGGCATCGCTAGAACTACCGTCAGTCGCGCCTGATCCGCTCTGATCCGTAGCTACAAAACTGACAGTGCGGTTTGTCAGAACGCACACAGCCGGACGGAATGGCTTAAACCGTGCCACAAAATACGTGCCCATAGGTGCAACAAGAATATCACCTGCCTGCACATCAGTCGTATCAAACAACCCGAAAACCGTAGGCTTGTCCCAAAGCGGCGGCTTCCTGAATGAGAACGCTGCATCAGAGGCAAAATCAGCAAACAGCGTTGTATGTGCCACACCCATGGGATCAGTCAGGCTTGTAGGCCGATATTGCGTGGTTAACGCACCAACACGTTGTGCTGCTTTGCCATATCCCTTGGCAACTTTGGCCTGTAGGCGTGCCTGATCCATTACTTGCGTTTCGTACGCCGCTGGTTCAGCGCCACAACATCACGATCAATAGAACGCGCCTGCGGTGTTTTCTTGAATTCCCGCATCGTCATTCCCGTCAGATCGGACATGAACCGGTCTTCTTTCTTATCCTGCATTGAGCGCAGATACGCATTCATACTGGTCGGACGTTTTGAGGCTTTTGCCATCACTTCTTCTTCCGAATAACCTTGTTGGCTGCCGCTTTGATCTTGGCTGCAGTAGAGGGCGAAAGGTTGCCCTTTTTCACTTCCTGCGTAGCTCTTGCTTTGGCGTTGGCCGCACGCGCTTTCGTATCAATCGGATAACGCCGAGAACCGGGCAAAGCGAATGCACTTTTAGGCAGCCGGTTGCGGCGTGCTGTTGTCAGCTTGGCCATTACCTGCCTCCTGCTTTGCGTGCTCAGCTTCCTGCCGTTCTTCATCCTCGGACGGATGAACATTCGCCGCTGCTAGAGCGACAGACAGCACACCCGATGGAGGCGCAGGAACGCCACAAGGAGCGCAGTATGCCGCCTCACCCTCCATCAACTCAGGCCGCCCGTTCCGTGGAGCCACATTCCCATGATGGTCCGCAATGAATCCAATTTCACAGGGCACGCCAGCCACGCGAATGGCACGGCCTTCGCTCCAAGGCGCAGGCTGCCCCGCTTCAACAGAGCGGATGTCCACCACAACGCCATTTTCTACCCGTGCCCATCTCTGGGGCGGAACTTTGTTGATTGTCATATTCCCTCAGATCACCACGCGATTTGCAGAACGCAGGCCGGGGCCCGGCGGCACACCAAGAAACTGGCACAATTGCCGCCGCCACCGATTAAACAGGCCCATCCTGTCCTGCACTTCGTTCTTGTTGTGCGTCCACACAGCAGCCTGATCCGTATCCAGATTGTCGCTGGCAGTCAGAATGGCCGTTTCCAAACTGGCAATGTCTTTCACATATTGTCGCACTTGTGCGACTTCGGCATCAGCAAGGTTACGCAGACGCCATTCATTGAAGCCATATACCCGAAAGAAGCGCCAAGACTGCTGGCTGCTGTTAATGCCGCCCATTGCGGGATAGCCCATGAAGCGGCGTACCGTTACAAGTTCATCATCCGTCAAAGGGTCGGTTGCATCTGCCATTATGCTGTCTCCAGCGGCGCTCCACGAGAACGCAGCAGTTCTATTTCTGCAGGGTTACTCACAACCTCCCCTGCGCTCCATTCGAACCGGCCACGATTGAATTCTTCCTCAATGAAGCCAAAAGGCCGCAGAAGCCGCACTGCCTGCACAGGAGCGGGTTTTTTCTCGTCCTGCGCAGGAGGAACGGCTGGTTTAGCCGCCCCGCGCCGCGCTTGGCTCATCAGGCTGTAGCGCCCAGAGATGTTGCGCCAAGGCTTTCAATCACCACGCCACGCTTAAGGTAGCTGTTGGTCGCCGTGGGAATGATCGTTGTATTGGCCGTCAGGTCAGTTGGCAGAGCAAAGCCACCAATCCAAGACCAAGACTGCGCAATGATCTGCCCCAGACGATCCAGCGGCGGACGGGTAACCATCAGCACATCATCAATATGCTCCACCTCACCCGGAAGATCGGCATATGCCTGCGCCGTGTTGGCATAGTCGCCCTCGATCAGCGCACCCGCACCACAGATGATGGCACGATGAATCTGGCCCTGCCCCAGAGACGCCTGCTGCGGGGCTTCCGTGGTCGGGATAAACCGGATGCCCAGCAGTTCGAACACCTGACCTGTCCGGTATTCATCAGACCCATACTGACCGCGATACAGCAGCTTGAAATCAGGATCGCGGAATAGGCCGAGAAGCTGGGAGTTGTCGAGAAAGCAGTTGAAGCAACCACCAATCGTCGGAACGTTGTTGTTGCGCAACGCAGCAACTGCCCCCAGCATGGTGTCGATGGTCAGGTAATCACCTGTCACCACATTGCCATTGGCGTCTTTGGAGCCCGATGCCAGAAGTCCTGCTGTTGTGGCACGACCATTCGGGCGCAGAACCAGAGGTGCAGTTGCGGCAACCACCGCGGCATTCAATGCCGCATCAGTTGTCGCAACATTCTCAGAGAACGTCAGCGTGCCAGAAATACCGCCCGGTGCATTGCTGACGTTTGTCGCATCCGCAGCAACATTAACCAGCGTATAAGAGCCGGAACCAACGGTAACAGTCATGCCACTGGTTGCAGAAACCGGGATAACCTGCCCCATGCTATTCATGACGCGCTGGAAACCACGGATATCATCAACCTGAACGGTTGTGCCTGCGGCTGCCAGTGCTGTGGTTACGCGGGTGTTCCCGCCCAGATACCCACCAACACCACCAATAGCGCCACCGAACAAGGAATTACGCGCCAAACGGTCAAGAGACTGACGGGCGTTAATACCCAGAACCTGTGCATTTTCGACAAACTGGTTCGCAATTCCGACACCTTCCGTGACCTGATTGAGGTCCATCGTGTTACCGAACTGCGCAATTTCCAGCGTGTACTGTTCCACAGACCATTCCGTGGGAGACATGCCGTTATCGAAATTGCTGTTGGCCGCGGGATTGAGCGGAGTTTCAACCGGAGCCAGCAAACCACGACGGGTGTCCGTAATGGTCTGACCGATACGAGCCGGAAATTCCATGCGGTCAGCAACGGAACGAAAGCCAAGTTTGGATTCAAGGCTGGCTTCAAACGCACGGGCCAGAAAGCCCTGCTGGATAATGGGTTGTAGTGCTGCGGGGAAATCGGCAATTGCCATTTCGTTATCTCACTGTTTGCAGAGTCATTGCTACAGCGCCCGCAGCATCAGCCGCTGGGCGAGACTGCATCAGCAGTCGGTTAGGAGGGTGTAAAAAGTTTGGGGTTAAGCCCTGCTGCCTGCGCTTTGGCTGCCACTTCTTCTGGCGTTGCCTTACGCGCATTAAACGGTTCAGCCTTACCCGGCTTAGGGTCTGGCGCTGTTTTGGTGGTGCCGGTTTTGGTGCCGGGTTCAACGAGTTGAGTGAACAGATAGCCACGGCTTTCTTTCGCTGCGTCCATCACAGCATCCAGCCCTTCGATCTGCCCATTCTCGCCCATCTTGACCTCAGAAAGATCAATCAGCCGCACCACATCATCGGGAGAAACAGCGCCCAGCTTGGTTGCCAGCGCCTTGGCTTCTGCCCGAATGACGGCCTGATCCGCTTGCGCCTTGGACTGCGCGACTGCCGTTTGCGCCTCAGTCTTCGAAGCTTCAACGGCCTGCTGTGCCTCAGCCAGCTTACCTTCAAAGTCGGACTTCTGCTGTGCAAGCTGCCCTTTGAAGCCATCACGAGCTTTAATGGCCGCATCACGCTCAGCACGCACTGCATCCCCATCTTCCCGCGCAGCCTTAAGTTCATTGCGCAAAGTCACAATGTCAGCACGCGCACGCGCCAATTCACGCGGCGTGTTAGGGTCAGCACCACCGTTCCCAGCATCAGCCGGGGTTGCATTATCGGACATCAGTCCCTCACTTTTTGATTAAAAAAACCGGCATCAGCCGGAAGCGTCAGGCCGTAACCTGATGCGTCTCTGTTTTCCCAACAGCCGCCGCCTTGCGCACCGCTTTGGTCGCGGATGCGTCTGCATTTCGAACAGCTTGTATTGTTGGGTCTTGAAGTTCTGCCTGCACCCGCACCCACTCAGTGGCCGGGTCAGCACAACCAGTCTTGGCGGCGAATATCGAACATGCGCTTTCGTTCGAAAGGATCCCGCCCTTTACCGCTGTCACAAGAGCCTGTGACAACTGCAAAATCTCACCATCGGTCGCAGGGAAATACGGCGGCCATTCCAGCGCCAGACCAGCATCATCTAGCGCGACACGCTCGCCATCAACCTGAATACCGCCCTCAATGGCCAGAGAGAAATCGCAGATCATCCGATACAGCGAAAGCAACGCGCCTTCGCCATAAGACAGACGCATCCGGTCCGCGAGCCACACGAGTGACTGGCACATCATCTCCATGGCCCGGCCAGATTGCGCAGCACTGATCTTGTCAGCATGCGCCCTGTTGCCGTGCAGGATTTCCAGAACCAGCGCACGTAATTCGCGCCAGTATTCCATCACCGTACCAGCAGAACTGCCATTGATCTCCAGCATTTTCGCGCTGGCTTTCTCGGGCAGAACAATCGCCGTTGCAGAGCCACCTTCGCTGGCTGGTGCATCACCACCACCCGCAGGGTCGCCACCTACACCAGTAATCACCAGCTTAGGGTCAGAGCAGTATTTCAGACCACGTCCAACCTGCGAAAGCTGGTAATCACCCTCAATAACCGTATCAATCGCACGCTCAAAAGTGCATGGCCCATCTGGATCCTGCCCTGGCGGCGCTAGGTTTCGCACCCACACAATCGGCACAAAGCCCAAGCCGTGCGGCGGACCGCTGCGCTCAGTATCCACTTCCGGGTCAGCATCACTGGTTGCTAGCCATGGCTTGTAAACGCGGCTTTCAGTTCGCGTCCATTCACGGCGATACCAGTAATCGACAGCGTCGCTTCCCTCTGGAATAGCATACCCCAGAGCACGCACCTGACGGCCCTTGATAAGATACTGGCTGACAACCTGCACCAGATCACCCTTGGCGTCCCATTCAGGCTCCAGATATGGCGTATCCAGCACAGAAACCGACAAAGCCCCGTCAACCGCCTCAACCAGCAATGCGGCAGAACCGATAGAGCCTTTGAGAACGGCTTCCATTAGAACCGCAGGCAACTGGCACTCTCGTGTAATGCTGGAAAGTGCTTCTGCTGTGTCAGGGCTATCGCATTTCAGTGTTGGCCAATGCGTTTCACCGAATGTCAGGCTGGCCGCATCCTCAACCACAACTGTGCATAGATGCGAACGCACAGACGGCCTGCGCTGGGAGAGCGGGATATACTCATCGTTATTCCACTCTTTCGAAAACGGATACGGCAGCGCGTCATACATCGTGCCGTCACGCACAGCAGACAGACGCAGCAACCGCTGGGCGCGTGCAGATACCTGCTGCGGCACCAGAATTGTTTCCTGTAATTCCTGCCAGTCCATTATCTGCTCAGTGAGAACCGTTTGTTTGTTACGAAGCGGGCGGGAGCTTTGACCACCGGCCCTGGCGCAAAAGTAAGCCCCAAAGCATCGGCAATATCAGGAGAACGCAGGCCGCGCTTTTTCATGGCATCCTTGCTTTCCACCAGCAGATTGCCGGAACTGTCTAGGCCGTACCGAACCGTTGAAAGCTCGGCGGCCAGATCTTCTGCATTGTCTTTGCTGTCTGCCTGAATGGAGGCATCACCAGTGCGCAGCCAAGCGGCCACCTGCAGCCAGAGATAATCGCGCAGTTTCGCGGGCTTGGCGTCTTCCGCAACGACCTCATCAGGCGCACGGCAGGCCACGTTCACATCCACGACCGGCAGCTTCTGTTCACGCAACCGATCAGCAACGCCAGCGCCCACACCAACAACGTCAACGTAAACGCTGTCAGCCTTCCAGCGGCGAAAGAAATCTGCCGCCATCCCGGCTGTGGCCATCGTATCCTGCTTGGCTCTAATTTCTATTTTCTCAACACGCGGACCTTCGCGTAGGACAAATGTTGTTCTGTCGTCACCAAAGCGGGCAACGTCCACACCCAGCCTGCGCTCGTATTTTCCGTTCGCTGGTTCACGTGCAAGCGCAGCCTCTGCCGTTTCCAACGGAATCAGAACGTCGTCGTCCTGCTTAGGGAAATCCCCATCAGCACGAACGCGAACAACATTTGACCCCTCCCCATACTTGCGCACCAAATTGGCGCGGTAGCTGGGGTCAACCAACGGGCTGTCAGAACAGCGAAAGTGAAGCGCCGTATACAGCGCCCTGTCCTGCTTCTGGGAGCGCGCAAAAAAGCCTGTGTTGCGGGTTGGGTTGCCAACCATAAGCAGGCGCGCGCCGTGAGAAGAAAGCGCGCCTTCCGCAACCTCGAATATCTCGTCTGGAACGCCGCTGGCTTCTTCAATCACGAACATGATTGAGCCGCCAGACGATGAACGCTCTACCGCCCTGTTATCATCCGTGATCTGCACGTCAGAAGCATGAAATCCCTGCAATGCGTCAGGAGATTCCCGGCGGCTTGTGCGGGCAACGGCATACCACTCAGCGGGCTGCCCTTTGTCGGATATCCTGTCCTGATTGCGGTCAAACAGATTTGCCAGCCACAATTCTTCCGGCAGGCCATCTGCACGCGCTCGCTCTTCAGACCGACGCCCCCACTTGGAAAGCTCTGCCCAAAGAACGTTGTAAAGCTGCGATGCAGTCGGGGCCGTGCATGGAATGCGGCAGTATTCGTAACACTCCAGATGCCACCAGATCGCCGCAGACGTAGAACCCGACTTACCGACACCATGACCTGCCCGCACCGATACCTTGGCGCCCGGCGGGGCAATAGCCTCCAGCAACTGGCGCTGTTGCGTGGTCGGATTAAGCCCTAAGCGCTGACGGGCATACAGAACAGGATCTTTACGCCAGATACCGCGCAGCTTGCGGTAATCAGCAATATCAGCCTGAGTTAGAGCCATCTTCCTGCAATGCCGCGTTGAGCAAGCCGGAAACACCGCCGCCCTTCACTTCTATCGGGCCACCGTCTGGGCCGCTCAGTTCCTGGCGGGAATTGTTCCCATAAACTTTTGGTCGCAGCTTGGAGGCAACCCAGATACGGGCATCAACCCGAACCTTGATGGCAGGTGCATCTTCTTTGTCTCGCGCCTTATCTGCTATGTCGATGATTTCTTCCGCAAACCAATCGGCAGCAGCCTCGCGTGCGTGCGCGTACTGGTCGCGAAACCCCTGATTTTCTCGCAGCCACCTGAACACATTGCAGCGGTCAGGCATATCTTCCTGTTCACAGATAGAGCGTAAACTCTTCCCTTCCGAGATGGCCGCGCAGATCACGTCACCAAGTTCATCACTGTATTTCGTAGGACGCCCCGGTGGCTTTTTAACCGGCCCTTTTTGTCCGGCCATATCCAACACTCCAGAATGAAAAATGCGCTTCCTGCCTTAACGCTGCTAATTTAAGGCGGCACGTTTTACCCATGCCGTTGACCAATACCTACTACACGGGAGCCAACGGTTAGAGAGAACAGGATTGCGATGCGCGCTACATCGTTAAGGATGGCCGCCCCCGAAACTGTTTTCGAACTGCCGCAACATTGCTTCACGCTGAACACGTCCATCGACCGCAATCAGCAGCGTATTGGAAGCACGGCCTGATACATTTCCACGCATCAAACCAAACCGTGGCCAACACCGGATACGCACATCAGGACGAAGTCCCGTATTCGCGCATTCCATCATCGACAGCGGCAAGTCTGCGCGGTGCCATGTATTTTCTGTTGCGGGCATGATGTCGCAAAGAAGCGACAAGCCGGACACAATACCAAGACACAGAGCGTCACGACGTTTGAAACGCACGATGTCGCCACGCCTGAGTATCTGCATTTTGTCCGAGCAAAGAAAAAGCCGCACTGTGGCGGCTTAAAATTTAGACGCAATTATAGCGCCGTTGTTTTTGTATTAAGAACGCTGCTCTTTGTCAACATCATTCCTGCGGCAACTTTAAACGATCGGCGACGATATCTAACGCTTCTTGCAACCTAAGCACACCCATGTGGCAATCTGGATATTCGCCACGCACGACACGGGACAACATTCTTGCTGGCGTAGTTGGTATCTTTCCCGTCAACTCAATAAACTTTTTTCTCGCCTCAGCGTACTCAGCCTCTTGTTCGGGGGAAATCAATTCACGTCCTGTTTCCCCAATACGACTAACCATCCGAGGCTGCGGGAACCCGGCACGGTATAACCCCATTAATTCCCACCCAGCGTTTGCCTGCCTCTGAGACAAACATTCAGCAGTATAAAAATAGAAATCTATTGGCGATACATCGGTTAAACGCTCCACCCCGACAGCGGGCACAAACTCCCGAGGCCTTTTTTTCATAGCCAGCCCACTGGCCCCTGCATCAGCAGCGCCGTACCGAATGCGCTCTTCATTATCCGCATACCGTTTATCGTCTTTGAACATTTTTGATACACGCCGTTTTTCCCGGTCTGCCAATTCTGCGAATGATGGGGCATTTTCACGAATACATAACTTGGTCATGCTTCATTCCTCACGCTATCATCGTGTTGTGCCAGCCTATGAACCCACAACATAAACTGTTCCATAGTCATATTGTTTTTCATTTGGTTCACTACCCAGCAAACTAACTGGATATTATTAGGCGTATAATTCAGGCTGCTATCTATACGATCAAGACTGGCTCCAAGGGGATTTTTGCCAATCCCTGAATACTGCATTTCTACGTCAGTTAGAGCACACTTCCCTTTTTGCTTAATCCATAAATTGTAAACATCTTCCTTGCTTATTCCACAGAATATTCCTCTACCCCTTCGACTAGAGCGCGCTGCAGAATATAATTTATCGAGCCATGTTACCAATTTAGGCGGCATCTCAGATAAATCAGCGCCATTCCTGATTTGTTTTTGACATCGGCGGCAGTAACCAGAAACAATCAAATAACTAATACATTGATTATAACTGCCATCAATTATCGAAAACTGCGCCTCGGGTAGCATTCTATGGCATGAAAAGCATTCCAACCGATTACGAGCAGATGATGTATTCATTCGCGGAACAAGGTGGACATCCATTATTGGAGTGCCTTGGCGGCGGTGGTATCTGGCCTTCAGTATGGCAATATCATTTGCTCCACCCTTGCTGATATTCCATACTTTAGCCGCTTCCCGCATATTACCCACCCAATCCTGCAATAATTTCGAAAAACGCCAACACCAGCCAGAGGCCGATCACAATGCGTGGCGGTGTGCGGTCAGTCGCGCGCATTCTTGACCAGCTCTTTCTGCGCCTCAGTCAAAGACACACCAGACCGCACGTTCTGCAGCGCACAGGCCACATTCCAATCAACTGGCGCTGTGTATGTTTCCACATTGCCGGGCTTTAGAAAGTCTGGGAGGTTTTCGCGCCATTTCATACGCAGATGGAATCACAAACCGCCCAGAAAGTACAGGGAAAACTTACCCTCCCGGCCCCTTCACCCAATCATCCCGGAGCGGCAGGATTTCCTCATCCAGTAATCCCGGCTCTGGCTCGTGTATGGGCGGCAGATCGGCGCGTGTCTGCTGTGTGACCTCACGCCGGTTTGTCGGCCATTCGTGCCAGCCTATTAGGTCGGTGTTGGTCATGAAATTTCCTTCCAATGAGTGGGCTGAACAGAAGACTTTCCATCTTCATTTGAAGTCCAACAAACACCATCGGTCCAGCAATCTGGCGGCTCTTGATCTTCAGCAAAATTCCACGCGCCGCAAAACTCCCCGTTCTCATCCACATAATGATCGAACCAAGAGATGATATTATCTTCACCGTGGCCGGGAATACGCGCTTGAATAGCGGTTCCATCCATTGGCGCAGCGTGCATTGGCTTCCATTCGTTTAATTCACACATACCCCTAAAATCCCCATATCTTCCCGCAGAGTGTACCGTAGCCGCTCACGCGGTCATTTATCGTTCTCACGCTCTAACCGCGCTCTCCGTGAAACCTCGCGGCTGTTTCCGGCATATCGCTGCGTGTTGTGCCTCTAGGTTCGTAATCAGCGGCTCCAACCATGCCCGCGCTTCCGGGGCCGCCGTTTCAAGTTGACGGCGATACTCGGCAATGCGCTGGCGCAGGCTCGGCTGGTCTGGCTGCATCCGCTTCACGGCATCTTTGGGCTGCACTGGCTGGCGCCCCTTCCACGCGTTGACAGCACACTCAACGGCAGCGCGTTCTTCCGCCGTGTGGCGCTTGGGCGCTTCCTTCACGGTCTCGGCCATCTTCACCACCTTGCGGGCTGCGTGAACCTGCCAGCGGATTTTCTCAGCGAACGGCAGCAAGTGGGCGTAAAGCTCAGCCGGTGCAGGCCAGAACTTGCCACGCTCACCAGAGCGGGCCCATGCCCTACGCGCTTCTGGGCACCACACGGCTGCTGGCAGATCGCCGCAAACTTCCACCATAGCCTCGGCCTGCTGGCGAGCCCGCACTTCATCCGGCCCATTCACCACCAACCCAGCCAGCTTTTTCAGCCACGCGGCAATTAGCACGGGGTCGGCAGGCTGGAGCGCAACGCCCGCAACGACCCGCGCTTCGGCAACACGCTGGGGGGTCAGGTCACGAGCCTGCAATGGCACGCTGTTGCGGACGGCATCGAGCAACACACTCAAATCCGGGCTGGGCTGGCGAATGGCTGATGGTGCGAGTGTCGAAATTGCGTTCATCGGTCAAACTCCGGGAATGTCGGGCACACCGGCCCACGCGTCAGCCACACGGTCTGCGCGAGATTTCGGGGCGCTCCCCACGATGTGGGCAGATGGGATTGTTCCACTGGCCAAGGCCTGCGTGACGGGGCTGTTGAACCAAGCTGGCGGTTTGCCCTTGCCGCCAAAGCGCGATTTCTCCCGGACGGTGCCAAGGATGATCTCGGTTGCGGTCTCGAACGAATATCCACGGGCAGACGCATCAGCCAGCCATTGGCGCACGCAATCTGCCCGAACCATCGAACGGGCCGGATTGTTGCCCGTGGCGGCAATCACGTCCTCGGCCAATTCCTGCCACCGGTCGGCAATCGGTTTTTCGATTTCGGTCGCGCGATTACAACCTACATCCGAACGTAGTGAGGTTATACTCTCCCTCTCCCTCTCCCTTGCATTGCCGCGGGATATGCCACGGCATTCATCTGGCATTGCCGCTTCATCATCTCCGGCATTGCCAATGCTACTTTTTTCCTTATTCCAGCGCTTTGCCGCGCGAGCCTTTTGAGCAAGACGGGCTTTCCATGCATGGCGCGCTTTTTCAGAAATTACAGGATGATATAAGCGCCCATCGGAACACTTTACCCAGCCCTTCAGTGCCATGGCGCGGATCTTCTTCCAGCGCGTACCAGCCCCGGATAGATGAGATAGAACCCTATCGTCATCTGGCAGGCTAGCCGCAGGCAGTTGAATCCACGACTTGCACCAGAGAGCAACTGCGGCCTTAAATTCGTCACCTGAGGATATAGCGAACAGATCACTATCAATCAGCCGCACTACATCAAGCGGCATAAATGGCAGACCACGCAAATCGCAATCTGCTGGCGTTAGCGGGTCAGGCATGGTACAGAAACTTTCAGCCATTCTCTTGCCTCTTACAAGATTGTGGTCAGAAGGCCGCCCGGTTCCCCCGAACCAGCGGCCTTCGTCATATTAGCAGGGTTGCGCCCCGTTGGGTACGGGGTCGCAGGTGAAAAGTTGCTGATAATCACGGCAAAATCTCCGTAATCGTCACCACTGTTTTTTGCGTGCATATACGTGCCGGAACGTGTCTGATTTCCAGCGTTATATGCGCTGGTCCATCGTCTACGATGAAGCCTAGACCACGTTTGTTTTTGACGCGTTGGCGCGCACCTTCTGTTCGCACCTGAAGCAGCTTCGGTGTGGTCAGGCAATCAATAAGGCGCTTAGCACCGCCCCAAAGATTATCCATATCAGGCTCATGCACCCCGTGACGCTCGATCAACACGCGCGCCTTTTGCATAGGCTCTGATATTCTCTGCCCTATAGTGGCTTGAGCAACTGCACGCTGCATTCTGCGCTTTTCACGAGTGGCCGTAGCCCAGTGCTGGCAAAGCGTGCGATTAGGGAGCGGATAAGCAAAGGGAAGCTCAAAGTGGATTGTCTTCATTCCACTGGCTCCAACTCATAATACGTTTTCTGACGTATTTTTAAAGCTTTCCAGAAACCCTTGGGGTATGCGCATCTGCCATTCAGGGCATCCGATAGATGGCTAGGTGAGCATCCAATGGCGGTGGCAAAAATACGTTGTGTTCCGTATATTTGCTTAATTCGGCGCTTGATATGCGGAAGAACACCATATCCATCTACCACAGGATTGTTCTGTGTACCAGTCATTCCCCACACTCCCTCGCCAGCCTATCCGCTCGCGCCTGCAATTTATCCGCCTTGGCATTCAGCCATTGGGCAAGCTCTCGGAAATAGAAGGCTCGGTTGAGTGCACGGCAGGCACGCCAGCGGGTGATGCGGATGTGCCATTGAAGGAATAGTCGCCCCATTTGCGATCCCATTCTTCACTTCTGGCGCGATACAGGGCGGCTTGATGTTCAGACCGCGCACGCATCTGCGCCAGATGATTTCGGTAAAGCCGTTCTACATTCAGGAAAATGTGCGCTGGAATAACGCTCCATTCCCCATAGAACAGCCGCTTGATTTGCCCTTCCGTCAGCCCGGTCTTGCGGGCGATAGAAGCGAACGATTGCTTCAGGCAGGAGCGTTCTCCGGTTGCGTCAACAACCTCACGCAACTGGCCCTGAACCTGCCGTGCAATAGCTTCAGGCGTCATGTCGTGACCCCTTTCTGCTCTCACGGAAAACTTTTCTCTCTCCACGGAATTCATCCCTGCCACATTCACGATTGTTGAGGTCGTGAACTGGAGAAACGATGAAGAAGGAGACTGAATTCGGAACTGTAGAGTTCGGGGGCACATACTCCCCCGATTTACTGAATGCCTGCGATGCAGCGCCAGATATTCCGCACGGCACGCCGTTCCTCTGGAACGCTATTGTGCGCAGTGCGATCATCTGGGCGCAGCTCAACCCCCACGCCACCATCAGGCAGCGCGTGCTTTTGCTACAGGACGTAGCCGACAAGCTGGGGGTTGATGCGGCGTGCATTGGGTGAGTTACCCGCGCGCAACATTTGTATCTAGCATGCGCCATTTCTCAAGGCCACGCCATAAGCCTTGCATAACGATGGGATGGCCTGTCGGGAGAGCATTCCCATTGTTTTTGCGTATAAGAAACATTTCTTCAGAGTTCGGGCTTTCCTGCCGCGGCTCGTCACTGCTTGCACGTCGGATAATCTGCCTTACAGATTCCATGCACATGCAGAAATGATATCCAATTTCCCGAAGGGATAACCCAGATTTTCTTAGAAGATAGATACGCTGGAGAATTTGCGGAGTTAATTTCCCCCTAGGGCATGCAATCTCTTTTGCCTCTTTATAATAATACGAAGTGAGATGATGCTTTGTAATCCCAATTTCGTTTGCAATTTCCTGCGTAGTTAGGCCGCGCTGTATCAAGGGAACGATAAGAGGAATGGTGTCCTTTTTAGTGCGTACGTTTGTTTTGCGCAGATTGCCCATGTTTTCGGCCAAACGTGCGCGACGGATGTGCATCCCCTCTTCGCTCAATGTGACTGGAGAATTCGGAGACGATGCTCGCGACTGGCATGAGGATTTGGAGCGTCCTACCACTTTGGCAATCGCATCCCAGCTTTTGCCTGCATTGGCTAAGGTTTCCAGTTTCGCGTCTTCTTCGGGCGTCCATGGTTTGGGTTTGCTCATCGCGCCGCCTCCTGCGCTGGGGTGCGCTTGAGAGATGCGACATATCTTTTGGCGGCTTCTATAGAAGCTAGCGTCACGTTCCCTGTGCGCAGACGAGACATAAATTTCGGATTTCCTGTAGCCCCGAGGCTAAAGGCGCGGTCAGAGAGAGACCTCTCTTTCTGGACGGTCTCGATCTCTTTCAGAAGTGAAGTGCGTATCGACATAGGACATATATGTCCTATTCCTCTTACAGAAGCAAGGACATTCTTGTCCCGTGAAAGCTAACCCGTTTCAGGGCATAATTGTCCCATGAAAAAACAGGCAGAAACACTAGCTCAAGCTATAGAAGAGGCGATTCAGTCGCGTGATCTGTCCGCGCGCGTAGCTAGTTTGAAGGCTGGCTTAAGTGAATCGGCCATTAAGCATATCTTAAGAGGAACCAGCGGCAGCCCTAAGGTGGACACCCTCGCTCGGATTGCTCATTCGAACAACATTCCTTTTTTCGTTTCTTTTGATGCTCATGGGTTTATCCCCGGAGACATGGAGAGAGATGGCTTTCATCTTGTTCCTTCTCCGAACACGTCTGCGCAAACTCTCGATAATGCCGAGGAGGCTGCTTGGCTCGGGCTCTGGCGCGACATGAACGAGAAACAAAGGCGGATGGCGCTTGCTCTGATACAGGCCGCCATCGATACCGATGCTGCTTAACCCCTCGCCAGTGATTCTGTGTGCCCGTACCATGTGGCGAGTATGTCAGAACAAAACAAGAACGGCAAGGTGGAGAATTTGCGCTCAAATTTCCGAAGTTAAATTATTTACGGAATTACAAACAAACTTTTAAGTAAGGTGGAATATGTTGTGGCCTGTTTCTACTGATAGAAAATATAGAGAAATGATTCGTTGTCCCAAAAACGAATTTGGGAAGCCAACCAGCTGGTCCGTAAAGGAAATCCCCCCGAAGATTAGTCCTTATAAGAATAAGAGACCAGCGGGGAAAGGTTTTGAATGGCGCGCCATAACAGCAAAGAACGGAGATACGATATTCCACGTCCTTGCATTAGCTAATTCAAAACGCGGGAATTACAAAGCATTCCTGACTCTGCAGGAGCCGCAGGATAGGTTCATGATTGCTAGGTTTGAAACCCACCCCAGCCATCCCGGAATTCACTATCATACATGGTGTAAATCGCAAAACATTCCCGCTTGCCCTAATTCTATTGAAGCCCCCTTCCGTATCCCCAAACCTGAAAACGTATCTCAGCACCGGTCAAATGTGGCATTTAGCCCCCAATCATTTTGGCTAGCCGCTTGTAACGCTTTTAATGTAATATTTGGCCCTGCCGATCAGTTGAGGCTTCTATGAACCCGCAAGACTTAAAAAAAAGCCTTTGCAAAACATTTTGCGATGACATCGCAATACGCGAGGTCGAAAGCGGAATTGTGGTCAGTGCGCGATATTCTGATGAGGTCGGTGATCCTATAGAATGTTATATTGAAAAGACAGAATTGGGCACATGGACTATTTCGGACGATGGACAATTTATTCCTGATTTGATCGGGAAGGGATTAGATATCACAACGAAATCACGAGCCGAATTTCTGTCCCGAGCAATGAAAATATCTAATGCACATTATGATGCAGAATATTTTACAATTTGCACTGATGAACTCACTTCCTTTCCTAGCCCTGGCCAAATAATTGACTTTTTGACCACGCTGCTACGTGCACGCGATGTGTCCTTTTGGACTAAAGAACGCATTCGTAGCACTTTTAAAGAAGATGCTTTCCTCGCGATTTCTGCGGAACTAAGCAACTTTACCATTTCACGGAATTCTCCCGTGCCTAATGTCGCGTCGCTACGTGATTTCCCAGCCGATATTGTCGTAAGCAGTGATTGGCGGGACGGTATTGAATTGTCGGTTGCTATTTTTCTCGTTCAAGAATCGAGCAGCATAACTGAGGCATTAACTCTATGGCTGGCTGCGGCAGCTGAGGGCATAGAGTTACCTACATTTGCACTTATAGAAAATGCTGCTCGGATAAATATGAATTCCACCAAGGTTCAGCGAGCGATCAATCGTATTGATACATTTGCAATTTGGGACGATGACAAAAAAACTGCGGTAGAAAAGATCGTAAAAAATGTGAGAAAAGAATTAACTTAACTATTCTTTGGCATCTATTCATCAATCCCGGCCTAACCAGCCGGGATTTTTTTTGCCCAATCCCCGCCCTTTTCTCGCCCAAGCACGGGCAAAGTCACCTGCCAACCTCCTCTTATCCAATAAGAGGACAAGGTCAGATGAAACGCATTTCCTACTACGTGATTGACATTATCAGACAGGCTTTCTCACTCCTGTCTGTGTCCAAATGGTTCGGTGTAGAGCGTATGGTGGCTTACGCTCCACGGCATTAATCTAAGCTCGTTTTATCCCGCCCCAAATTCGGAGCGGGATATTTTTTATCTAAAATGGGACATTTTTGTCCTTGTGTCACGATCTATAATGAGACATATATGACCCATCACGAACGAAAGGTGATGGGCGATGAACGCTTCTCTCTCAATTCTCGGAACGAAGATACGGCAGGATGCGGAAGGCCGGTTCTGCCTGAACGACTGCCATAAGGCTTCTGGCGGTGAAAATAAGAACCGTCCTTCAATCTGGGTGGATAACTCCCAGACAAAAGCATTGATCGCTGAAATTCAGGCCGAAGCAGGAATTCCTGCTTTGACATCAATCAAGGGCGGCAATGCCTCTGGAACCTACGCTTGCAAAGAACTGGTCTACGCTTACGCCATGTGGATCAGCCCAGCTTTCCACCTCACCGTAATCCGGGCCTTTGACGCACTGGTAACGGGCCAGATCGCTGCGCCAGCACTAAGCGAACAGGAAATTGTCGCACAAGCGCTTCAGATCACAGTCCGGCAGATTGAAGAACTCAAGGCAGAGAACGCCATCCTCGCTCCCAAAGCGGAAGTGGCTGAGAAGATCGCAGACAGTGACGGCCTCTACACACTGAACCTGTCAGCCAAAGCTGCGCAAATGCCCTTGAGCCAGTTCACACGCGCAGCACATGCAAACGGATTCATCTTTAAGCAGAACGGAAAATGGAACGCCTACTCCGACAAGGTGAAGGCTGGATATTGCTACGTAAAGTTTCACCCATACCGCGACCGTGACGGCGATGAGCGCTTTAGCCCACAGGTGTTTTTCACACCAAAGGGTATTACGCGCCTCGTTAAAATCTCTGGCCAGCACTGAGGGTAAAGCAATGACACAGACGGTCGAGCAGAAGGCTCCCGACATTTACACGCACAATGCCGCGAAAGATAAAAACGCACGCGACCTGATTGATGGTGCGCTGAAGCCTTATGGCGCTCGCATAACCAATGATGGGCGCATCCAGAAAGGCAACAAAGAGCCATCTGGAATTTATGTGACTTCTAGCAAGGGCCGCATTCGCTTCCGCTATGAGAATGGCTCATTAGCCATGAGCGGCCCTATAGAAGCTAAAACCGTAAAGGATTTCGTAGAGAAGTATTGGTTTTGGGCTCCGGTAAAAGGGCGCGCAAAATGAAAATGCAAAAGGCAGATTGGCGCGTTCTGGAAAAGGCTAGTAAGCGCGAAATAAGCATTATCGGGGCGTTTGGTGATGGGAAATCTGTCGATATAAAATTCGATAGCTTTGATCGCCGACGTACAATTGAACGCAATATTGCGCGCGGTTTCATCATGCCGGGTGAATACTTCAACAAATACAAAATAACCAAAGCTGGCTCTGATGAATTGGATAGGCATTTCCGCGCCATCCAAGAACGAAAGAAATCACGCGAAGAAAAACGCAAAAAGAAAGGCGCCGCATAATGTCCGGCACAATCCACAAAGACGGTATCCCCGAACGCATCGGAAGCGGTGCGCGGGATGTGTGCGACTGGTTCCAGTTTACGGCGCTGGGGCAGTTGTTCTGTCTGGCTGTGTTTTTCTACGGCCTGTTCGCGCTCATCGTTCTTACAGAACCCGGTCGCAAAATAGCTGAATACCTGATCGAGCTGGTCGTCATGATCGGATGCGATCTGTTTGGCGCGCCCTACCCCTACTGATGCCGCAATGTTTCCCGCTGTCCGCAGCGGGTTGCATGGCCGCATTGGCCGAATGTTTCTCCACGTTAGGAGTAGAAAATGGCTTACACAAACAAGACGTACGCAAACGCCGTGCGTGATGGCATGTTTAATACTGATGATGTGCCGGAGCATGTAGCGCGTGAAATCCGCGAATATGAAGCAGCAATAGATCAACATAGCCAGATCATCATGCGTATGCAGCGGGATGAGTTTTCAGACCGTGGTTTTGCAGACGCGATGATCGAATACTCAGAAGAAGCTATCGGCGATATAGTCTGCACCGTGCGTGAGCTGCGCGAAAAGCGGAAGGAAAGCATTAAGTCTGCCGCACTGTCGCATAATGACGACATGCGCAAAGTTGCGGAGTGCGCGGTATGAGCGCGTGGAATGAACACGAAGCAGTCGTGCACTCACTTCTCCTGCAACATGTCCCAGATGATAAACGCGACATGGCAATGAAAGCACTTTCCAACCTGACACGCGAGTACGTGCGGCTGGAATTGCAAAACCGCGATGCCATGGAAGCCGTGAGGCGTGCACATCCGTTTCGCATGCTGGAGGTTGCGTGATGGATGCCGTTCTCGCAACCCTCAATAGAGCGCACGCTGATTACATGCGTGAAGCCATGAAGGCGTGGAATGATCAGATCATCGCGTCTAGGGAGGAAGGGGCCAACACAGATGCATGCGCTCTTGAGGCCATTGGTGCGGCAGAGGATCTGGTGCGCAAGGCAAAGATGGCGACAGAACTTCTGCGCTCAGAACTCGCAAAGACGATGCAGCAGGACGGCGTAACAGGTTTTCAGTCTGATAACTGGAAGGCCAGCCTGCGTGAGCGGTTGCCGGAGCCAATGGTCACGGATGAAAAGGCACTTCAAGCCGCCCATCCCGAACTTTGGAAGCCGCAGCCGGATAAGTTCCAAACCACAGAAATGAAGAAACTGGCCCGGAAGCAGAATTTGCCCGGCGTCACAATGAGCAATGGCGGCGCTCCCGTTTTGGTTGTTAGCGCCCGGAAGGATGGTTGAAATGAGTAATGCACTGACAGCGACAGGCGGCTTTGCAATTGATGGGATGCAAGGAGCTATGAAGCTGGCTACGGCTATGGCGTCTGCAAAGATGGTGCCACAGCATTTGCAAGGGAGCCCGGGCGATTGCCTTATGGTTATTGAGCAAGCGATGCGCTGGCAGATGTCACCCTTTGCTGTAGCTCAGGCTACCGCCGTTGTGCGTGGAAAGATGTGTTTCGAAGGTAAGCTGGTCGCAGCGGCTATCCAGACGAGTGGAATACTTGAGGGGCGTCTGCGCTACGATTTTGAAGGAGACGGAGAAAATCGGAAGGTGATCTGCTCGGGGCATATCCGCGGCGAAAGCAAAGAGCGCACGGTTGAGGTCACTCTTGGGAGTGCCAAGACAAACAACGAATGGTGGGAAAAAACCCCTGACCAGATGCTGACATATCACGCAGCGCGGGTGTGGGCTCGGCGGCATGCTCCAGAAGTTATGCTAGGTGTTTATTCTCCTGATGAATTTGATGAGCCTCGCAACCAGCGGGAAGCAATAGATGTGACGCCTGATGCAAATGCAACCCTGACACCCCCCGCCCAGCGCGAACTGACAGAAGAAGAGCGCCACGAACGATACGTCACACTGTATACACGACGCGCCAACGCATGCACAAACACGGAATGCTGTGATGATCTGTGGAAGGCGTGGGATGAGAAGATCGATCAGGCACGCGAGATGGGGAAACCAATACCCTCTGGAACAGTTGACGCCGTTCGGAATATTATCTCGGAACGCATAGAGGCTTTCAAGGAAAAGGCTTACACAAACGCACCCGTTGATGGAGTGCCGGCATGATCCTCTTTTTTGATACGGAGACTACAGGCCTACCCGACCGGTACACTCCCCTCAATTCCGACCGGCAGCCGCATTGCGTGCAGCTTGCGGCCCTGCTGACAGAAGATGATGGAACGGAACGCGCAAGTCTGAACCTGATCGTTCACCCTGATGGGTGGACGATACCGGAAGCGGCGGCAAAGGTTCATGGTATCACAACAGAAATGGCGCAGCGTTGCGGTGTGCGTGAAGCAATCGCAGCAGCGGCATTTTATGATCTGACCAAAAAGGCCGATCTTCTGGTCGCGCACAATATCAAATTCGATGTGCAGATCATCGACGCGGATTTCTCACACTTGAGGCAATTTCGGGTCATTTTGTAGAATTCAGTCATCCCACAGGAGCCCGATCTGGAATATTGACGATATTGTGCTTCTGGCGGCGGGTTCTGAACGCAGTGAGGGTGTCACGGCCTGAGAAGGCAGTGTTGTGGAAGCTATGTGGTCTGTGCACTGTCTGTTTCTTCAGATGGCCTGCCGGAGCCTTCGCAATCGTGCATGAGCGAGGGCGAATTCATGCTGACAGGGGAACATGTCCGGCATGGACAGGACAATCCGACGGACGCTGAGCGTGACACGTGTCGCGATTTTGAGCAGTCGTGCGCGTATGGTGCCACAGGTCGCCGTCTCCAGGCTGGTCTGGCCAAGGGCCAGTCTTTGCAGAGCGGTCAGCAGGACATAGGCTGCGGCCGAGAACCACAGCCGGAGCTGGTTGGCCCGGATGGTGTGGGACGAGGTCCTGTCTGAGAACAGATCCATCTGGCATTCCTTGATGCGGTTTTCCATATCCCCGCGTGCGCAGTAAATCTGTTCGTAGAGATGGCGGGGGTCGGACATTCCCTGCGGTAGCGTGGTGACAATGAAGCGATGATAGCGGTTGCCGTGGCGCCATTCGGCCTTGGCCACGACCCGCCTGCGGCGCGTCCAGCTGTCCTTTGTGATCCAGTCAAAGGAGGCGAAACCGCGCGCAGCTCTGCCTGTCGTGGCGGCTTCGTCACGAACCTCAGCGGACAAAGAGGCAATCTGGTCATACAGGCGGGTGTTGCCTGCAAGCCCGAACAGGAAGTCAACGTGGTTGTCTTCGCACCATGTCATCAGACTGTCCCGGGCGAAACCGCTGTCCCCACGCACCAGGATACGCACCCGGGGCCAACGGCTCCTGATCTGCTCCACGATCCGGCGGATGTCTGCCAGTGCTTCCTTCCCCGGGTCCCTGTCTGCCGTGCGCAGGGTAGCGCTGAGGAGATGGTCCCCGCAGAAGACATACAGGGGAAGATAGCAGTTATGGCCGTAATATCCATGAAAGGCGCGGCCTTCCTGATGGCCATGGATACGGTCATCGGTGGCATCCACATCCAGAACGATCCGGGCGGGTGCGCGCTCATGCTGGTCCATGAAAAGCGTCACGAACAGGGTAGCCAGGGCCTCATGATCAGCAATGATGCGGCAGTAACGATCTGCCTGCTGCCCACTGCGCTCTAGCCGGTTCAGCGTGGATTTTCCTGCCAGTGCCGCACAGTTGGCCCGGCTTCCTGACAGACGTCCCGATACCAGACCCATGACAGGATCATGACGTAAAGCGTCATGGTCATTAAGGTCTTCATAGCCCAGTGCCAGGCCCATGATCCGCTGACGGACAAGGTCTTCAACCCGGTATTCCACAAAGCCGGGATGCCGCTTATCGCGAAAACAGGCAGCAAAGCGGCGGCTGAGCCCCAGAATGTCATCAGCCTGCTTCACCAGAATGACGCCCCCATCCGAACTCATGCGACCCCCGTCAAAACGGGCCACAACACGCCGTCCACAGGAGGCTGGAAACTCATACGCGCCTGCGCTACACTCTGTCTGCATCGGGTTCGTTTATTGCTTATGAAAAATTCTTTTGTGTAAAACAGACTTTTTCATAATCTAACCCGATGTACAACCCTTCCGTGAGATTTCCGCGTCGACATTATGTTTGCGCGTGTGCCGCGAGGCTGGCGCCTGCTGGGTGAGAAGTTCTGCACAATGGATGCAGCGGCCCCGCTGGTGAACCTACCACCAACAGCACGCATGATCGCCGCGGGTATCGACAAGCCCAAAGCACCGAAACTTGAAGAATGCATCAAGCACTTCTTCAATGAAGAACTCAAAGGCGCACACGATGCCATGGTAGACGTTCGGGCATGCGCTCGTCTGTTCTTCCATCTGCGTGATGCGGAAGGAGCCGTAGCATGACCCAGAGGAAACTAGAAATCATCGGCCCCTACACGCCAGAACATGAGGGGCCTTTCTGCACGCGGGATGGGAGACATGTGCGCATATTGTGTTCTGATATGCGGAATGAATACACCATAGTTGCTATTATTCGCCATGGAAATGGCGAAGAAACCGTAGGCACATTTTTAGACAACGGGACCTTTAGTAAAACAAAGGAATTAAATGACCTTGACCTCATGAACGCCGAGGAAGTCCAGCAGCCGCGTGAATTTTGGATTGTGGGTAGCACAGCATATAGCACGCACGCCGCCGCATATGAGGCATTAGATAACTTTGGCCGCTTGAAAATCATCCACGTCCGCGAAGTGCTGCCGGGAGAAGGCGAATGACCCAGCCCCTCCCCATAGTTGGCTACATCAACCCACTGGTGGCAGACGCCCTACGCGACCTAACCAGCGGCATCAATGTTACACAATTACGGGCAGAGCGTAATGGGCCTGTGTCAGCGCCGCTTGTTTTGAAAACCGATGCGGATACAGAGATTGCAAAGCGTGATGCCGAGATTGCGCGGTTAAATGATGCATTATGCGGGATAATCGATACGGCGCATAATCCGTCAAAAACAGTATGGGTGCGCATTGAAGCAGTGCAAAAAGAAGCAGAAGAAGCCCTGAAAGGCTCAGAAGCATGAGCGAGGAACTGAAAACCCCCACCAACTGGCCCGACCCAACGCGCCCCGGTGTGCCGATGTTCCCAGAGCGGGATGGGTGGCACGCCTTAGAAGATAATGAGCGCAAAGAATATTGGTGGGATGCTCATTGCTCATGCTGGACAACAAGTGAAGATGGAGAGTTTAGCTGGATACCAGATGATATGAGCAGCGTATTGGGCTTTTCCTATATCGGCCCTGTTCTCACCCCCACGCAGATAAACGAAATGATGGCGGTGGAACGGGAACGGTGTGCAGTTATAGCAGATGCAAGACGTGATGCTGTATGGGATGGGAAGATAGGTTCTCTGGCTAAGGACAAACTCAGAGCAGGATATGCTCAAGCAGCAATTAGAATCGCCAAAGCCATCCGCAATCTAGGAGAAGCGGCATGATTACAATATATTTCCTCGCTTTTCTCACCTTCTATGATCCGAAACAGGAAATGGAAAATCCTAATTTTAAAGGTCCTGAGAGGCCAAACGGGAACGTATCTTTATTTTATGCGCATTCAGGCCCTTATAAAAATTTGGGTGATTGTGAAAAAGACGGAGAAAAACAGTCCGTAGAGAAATCATTTGGGAAACCATACTGCATCAGTGTTTCAGCGTTTAAAGTGAAAGATAAAGCGCCATGAATACTCCATCTTACCATGATTTATTTATCACAACGCCTGATATCCCTAGAACGTCCATTTTCAATCTCCCATGCAACTATAAGGTGTTTTGCACAAGGGCGGCAGGTTGGGAATTGTGGGTGGGAGACAATTTGGCTGCGTCTGAATATGCCAAAGATAACTGGCTTGTTCTTGATGTTTTGGGGAAGGTGATCGTCGATGGGCGAGACATTATAGAGGAAGCGCCATGAGGACGAGAGAGGAACAGATCGCAGATTTAGAAAACCAATTTGGTGAGGAGGGCACGTTCGCATTTGTGGATGATAGAGATGCAGCCACCAAACACATAATCGAAGCAGAGCAACGCGGATACGAGCGCGCACGGGCAGAATGTGCAGCTGATACGCGGCGGTTGGATTGGTTGGGAGATCAATGTGTTCATGTTTATGCACCTAGCCAATGTGCAGGAGGTATTGGCTGTGGTGTTTGCCTAGCGACCCATAAACCCGAAATAGATCGTAATCTACGCAAAGCCATTGATGCAGTTATGGAGGGTGGAAATGGGCGAGACGCTGCCTGATCTTATGACCATCAAAGACGTCTTATCTCGCCTCAAAGGCAGAATAGGACGATCAAGGCTGGTCAAGCACCTAAATGAAACGCCCGAATACAATGGCGGCCCCACGCATAGAAAGTGGGGAGCCAAGTATCTTTTTTCTGCTCAGGATTATGAAAGGCTCATTGAGAGCATAGAATGCCCCTCAAGCTCGTCAAAACACCAAAATCGAAAAACCTGTATATCCGCGGCACTGTCTCCGGCAAAAGCATATTCGAAAGCACTGGCACGTCTGACAGAAAACTCGCAGAGGAAATCAGGCGAAAGCGCGAGGCCGAACTCTGGAATGAAACGATTTATGGAAAACGCGCAGTCATAACATTTGCAGAGGCTGTAACGGCTTATATCGATGATAAACCCAGATCGCCCGCTACCAACCGTTACCTTCTGCGCCTCCTGAAGCATTTCGGAACCTGCAAGCTTACAGACATTAATCAGCAATCCCTAAAGGATGCGTACAAAGCAGTTCTGAAAGATGGCGAGAACGCCAGTCCATCTACTAAAAAGCGGGCGGTGCGCACGCCATTACAGGCTGTTTTGGAGTTTGGGGCAACACAAGGCTGGTGCGATAGGCCAGCCTTTGCGCCCATTTCTATAAAGGTGAAACCCAAGAAGTTCTTGAGGCCAGAAGAAGCAACACGCTTAGTGGAAAATGCAGCGCCTCATCTCCAACCCTTATTTGTTTTCCTTCTGGGAACCGGATGCCGTATGTCCGAAGCACTGGATCTTGAATGGAAGGATGTTGATCTTTGGGGGAAGCGGGCCGTTGTCTGGCAAAAGCAGGGCCGCCAACGCCATGTTGATTTGCCACCAGTGGTTATAAAATGGCTCAAAACCATTGAATGGCGCGACGGCCATGTATTCCGGCCAGTAAAGGTTACCCGCAAAGGCCCTGATGTCGGAGAGCGTTACCATGATTCCGGCCGGCAATATGGTGGCCAAATTAAAAGCGGATGGTCTGGAGCCTGCCGCCGTGCGGGGCTTCCAGGACGCATCAGGGAATGGACCCCTAAAGGGGAAAAGAAGCCGAAAGAATGGTTCGTGCCCGATTATACACCACATGCTCTACGTCACACTTGGGCTTCGTGGCACTACTGCGTTCATAGAGATATCATCAAGCTTCAAAACGAAGGCGATTGGAGCGACATCAAGACCGTACTGATCTACGCCAAGTTAATGCCTGAGGCCTATAAAGAGCAGATTGAGAAGTGGTGGAGAATCGGTCCAGACATAGGAAATTTCCCCTAA